TAATCCTTTATTTCGTTTATAACATTAAGGAAATGCTGTTTTTCTTGCGATTGAGGATGGTATGTTAAAACAACACTATCCATATAATGTTTTGCTCTACTCCACCAATTTACAGTTCTACTAGCATTAGTGTACACAATGCTGGTTGAATTATGCTCATTTATACACCTTACAATGTCTTCAAAGCCTGGTATTACAGTAACCTCTCCGCCTATTAATTCATACTCTGTATGCTTGTCTAATGCGGTGTAATGCGTAGATAAACGTGATATTGCGTCTATGTACTGCTCTTTGCTTAACCAAGGCTTACTTCCATTGTGTAAAATAGGTGGGCAATATTCACAGGAATAATTACAGGAATTACCCATATTCCATTGTATTCTTATTGTATCGTTATTATTTCTGGCGTGAGGGCCACGAACAGAAACTAGGTTAGACATTATGGGCCTACTAGTATTGTTGATACTCCTGTTACCGTATGAGCACAAGTGGCGATAGAACCTGTTTTAGCAACTGGTTGTCCTTGTGCGAGTACTGTTGCAGAACAGTTTCCAACTATTACACTACTTGAGTGAGGAGGTTCTCCATGAGGAGTAACTTTATCTCCTAGTGTTGCCACAGGCAAACCCTCTGCTATAACTGTTGTTACTTTAACAGGAGCCATGATTACACCTGGACCTACTGGTGTTAATTGTTTGGCTATCATGCTCATACAATTATTTATCTAAAAATTATTAAGATTATTGCTCTTCAACTAATTTTAGATAATCGTTGGAACTATTTTCTAGTGCTGAGTCTACTGATATGTATTGCTCTCTTAAAACAAATATCATTTCTGATTTACTAGTAAATGTGTATGGAACTACTGCGATATTTTCTTCTGCAACTACTACAAGTCTTGGCTTGTTCAATGTTAGAGTATGATTCTTTTCATCGTATCCTAACAGAGTTGCAATTAATTCTATTCCTGCAGTAGTTTTGACTGAAACTACTTTTCCTAAATTTTCTTTTAATATGTCTTCGTACATTATAAACTAAAGCCTTTAAATGTGTTATCATCAACATCTTGTTTGGTACCACCTATAACATATGATGATATTTCTGTCTCTTGTGGAGCCACTTGTACTGAGCCTCCTGTAATCCATGCTTGAGTCCAAGGTAATGGATTGGTACCACTATTATATATCTTTTCCTGCCCTACGGCATGCATTCGTTTGGCCGCAATATATTCTACATATTGCTTTAGTAGTTCTGCATTTAAACCAATAATACTGCCATCTTTAAACAAATACTCTGCCCATGTTTTTTCCTGCTCTACTGCATCTATAAACATCTGTGTACATTCTTCATAAGTTTCTTTTTGGATTTTAGCAAAGTCTTTGTCGTCTTTAGGTAAGAACTTTAACATTTGCTGAGTACTTGCTAAATGTACATTTTCGTCTCTGGCAATAAGTTTAATAATTTTTGCGTTGCCTTCCATTCTTTTTAGTTCTGCAAATGCCCAACTACATGCAAAACTAACATAAAAACGTACGCCTTCTAATATGTTTACACTCATTAATGCTAACCATATTCTTTTCTTATGTTCATACTCATCATAAGTTTTATAGCCTTTTTCTCTCAATATATTGTACTCAATTAACTTATCATAATTTTCTGTGATACTGTCTGCACAATCACATATTTCTTGTATGTCTAACATTTCATCAAAAACTTTGCTTGGGTCAGGATATACGTTTCTGATAATATGTGTATAACTTCTACTATGTATAGTTTCACTAAATGCCCAAGTCTCTATCCAGGTTTCTAATTCTGGCAGACTCACTATAGGCAGAAAAGCCAAATTAGGGGAGCGACCTTGCACACTATCTAATAATATCTGTCTTTTTAAATTACTTGTAAATATGTGTTGCTCAAAATCTGTTAAGTTTTTAAAATCTGTAGCATCTTTAAGTATATCTACTTCTTCTGGTCGCCAAAAGAATCCTAACTGTTTATCAGTTAGTTTATCAAACTGTTTATATTTAAGAGTATCATACCTTTGCACCACAGGCCCGCCAGTAGGATCTAAAAACATAGTAGCCTTAGTATGATGCTTTTTATTTTTTGTATTTAGTACTGTCATATTTTACAACTCTCACAATCTTCATCATCTATTTCAGTGATGGCGAGGTCATCTTGGACGTCATCTTTATGTATATCGATTTCGCCCTGACCGTCGTATGTATTATTATAGTATAATTGTTTGCCTCCGTATTTATAAAAAGTCAGTATATCTTGTATTAAAACACTCATTGGTACCTTTTCATCTTCATAATGCTCTGGATTATAACTAGTGTTTACACTTATACCTTGATCAATATATTTTTGTAATACTGCCATAATTTTGAGGTAGCCTTGTGGAGACTTTTGTTCCCATAAGAGGTCATATTTATTTTTATAATATGGATATCCTGGTACTACTTGTTTTAATACTCCATGTTTACTTTGCTTTATGCTTACATAACTACGTGGAGGCTCTATACCATTTGTACTATTACTTATCTGTGCAGAAGTTTCTGCAGGCATTAATGCCATTAGTGTACTATTTCTTATACCTGTGTCTGCTAATTGTTTTCTTAATGCTTTCCAATCCTGTCTTTCTTTATGCTTTACTAATTCGTCAACATCTTCCTTATAAGTTTGATTAGGTGTTATGCCATTACCATATTTTGTTTCCATATTTTTAGGACATGCACCTTTTTCTACTGCCAAGTCGGCACTTGCTTGAATAAGACCATAACTCCATGCCTCTGCCCATTCGTCTACTAGTTCTAAATTAGGTTCTTGGTATGTTGTATCATTTTTTGCTAACCAATATGCAAAGTTTATTATACCTACACCAAGTGGGCGTCTATTCATTGTGCTTACTTCTGCGGCTACTACAGGATATTCCTGATAGTCTAGTAATTCGTCCAGTCCTCTTACTGCTAAATTACATATCTTTTGCATTTCTACTGTATCTTTAACTACACCCCAATTTACAGCACTCAATGTACATAAACTTATTTCTCCCTCATCATCATTTATAGATGTTAATGGCTTTGTTGGTAAATCTATTTCGCAACATAAATTACTTTGTTTAATAGGTGCTACATCTTCTAAAAATGCTCCATGTGTATTTGCATGATCTACATTCATTAAATATATTCTGCCTGTGTCTTTTCTTTCTGTAACAAAGTTACTAAACAATTCTAAAGCAGGTATAGACTTTTTCCTTATGCTAGTCATACGTTCTGCTTTTTCATATAATTCTTTAAACTTGTCTTGATCATTGAAGAAACTATCATACAATCCAGGCACATCATTAGGACTAAACAATGTAATATTTTCGCCTTTAATTAATCGCTCATACATAAGTTTATTAAATTGCACACCATAGTCCATATGACGTACTCTGTTGTCCTCTGTGCCCTTATTGTTCTTTAATACTAATAAATCCTCAACTTCTAAATGCCAAATAGGATAATATAAAGTGGCGGCTCCGCCTCTTACACCACCCTGACTACAACTTTTTACTGCTGATTGAAATAACTTGTAGAATGGAATAACTCCAGTATGGGTAGCATCTCCACTTCTTATCTTAGAGCCTACTGCTCTAATACTTCCTGCACCAATGCCAATACCTGCTTTTTGACTTACATACTCAACAATACTGCTACTAGTTGCATTAATACTATCTAAACTATCATCTGTTTCTATAAGTACGCAACTACTAAACTGTCTTTGTGGTGTTCTTACACCTGCCATTACAGGCGTAGGCAAGGAAATTTTAAATGTACTAATAGCATCGTAATATGCTTTTACATAACTCATTCTAGTTTCTGCAGGATAGTTTGCAAACAATGTTGCCGCAATCATCATGTATGCAACTTGTGGTGTTTCAAATATTTCACCAGTTGCTCTATTTTGTACTAGGTACTTTCCACGAAACTGTTCCATAGCCGCATAGGTTAAAACTTCATCTCTATTATGATCTATGTATTCTTGTAATTGATTAATTTCATCTTTTGTATATAGATCTGTAAACTCAGAATCATAAAATCCTTCATCTATATTCTTTTGTATAATATCACAAAGGCAAGGAGGCTCAAACTCACCATATACCATTTTACGCAAATGATAATTAATTAGTCTTCCTGCTACATACTGATAATTTGGTGTATCTTCTGAGATAAGATCTGCGGCACTTTTTATAAGTGTTTCTTGGATATCTTCTGTTGCTATTTTTTCAAAGAACTGAATTTTAGAATTGATTTCTACCTCAGATGCACTTACACCTGAAATATCTTCACATGCATACATTACGACTTTGTGTAGTTTGTCTATGTTTAAATCTTCTAGTGTTCCGTCTCTCTTCTTTACCTGCATGTGTGTTCCCTAATCTGTTTTGTAAAGTTAATATTTATCGCAGAATTATTCTACTATATAACTATACAAAAGTCAATACGAAAGTATTTTTTTATCTATTTTATGTGTTTGGAATATCGTTGCGTTCTCTTTTACAAAATCCCACTCCTCAATTTTGCCAGGACTAAAGTTAAAAACTTTATTATTATCTAAAAGAACTATTCCAGAGTCTCCTGTTATGTTATTACTTATCACAGGAAAGGTTAATTCATTACTAGTAATGAAATTTTTATTTATTAAAGTGGCAGTAAGTAAAAGTGTTACACCTGTCTGACATAAAAACCCTTCAGTCACTATCTCAAACGGGTTAGGCCAACTTTTTGGTGTATAGTAATCCAAGTAACGAGGAAGTATTTTAATATCCTGAAACTCTTGTACAAGGTCGTCTATAGACAAGTATTCTTTTTGTCTAATCTCTCTCCAAATTCTTAATCTATCTGTGGGACTATGTGTTTTTACAAACATCAATCATTATGTTAAAGGTGCATTCCATTTTCTTACAATATATTTCATATTGCATGATTGGTTTACACTACTGATTGCTGTTAGTGTTAAAACACTACTTGCCACATTTGCTTGAAACTGAACGTTTCCTGTTACAGAGCCTACTGCTTTATCTGTACCATAGTCCTGTATAACAACATCTGCTGGATTACCACTTCCATAATCATAACTGGATAATTGTAATAATCCTACTTTTCTGTATAAGTCTGCTCCGCTTCTGTAATCTATTGAATAGTCTATTACAAAAGTATCATGTGCCGTCATGTCAAATGTTTTAATTGCTGTATTGGCACTTGCTGGTACACTAGCAGTTTCTGTTGAGTCATATGCTACATCAGGTAGTCCACTTGCGGCACCTTCGGCAGTTTGTAATTGAATATTATTTTTTACATTTGTTAAACCACGTGAATTTACATTTAAACTACCTAGTCCACCTGCTCCAGGTGTATTGTAAATACTGTACTCAAAATATAATTTGTTTACTAATGTTGAAAAGTTTCTGGCTTCTTCATTAGTGTTAAAAGTAATTTCTGTACCTTCTGTATTTAGGCTTAAACTATATGTCCCTATAGTTGCTTTTACAGTTGCGTTACTGGTATATTCCTGATTAGTATCTACTGACTCAAAAACATTTAAAGCAGGATCTATCATTGCGTCATATAAAAATACTTCTAGTTGTGCTTTTACTGTATCGTCTTTGTCATATGACTTTGGCGTTAATTTTAGTTTGCCTAAAGTACCATTATCTTCATGAAGTGTAAAATCTAGTGGTGTACTGCTTTGTGCAGATCTATGTGTAAAATAAACCTGAGTAGAAGATATTTGATTACCTGTGGTTGTGCTATATTGTGGTAGCAGTTGTAAACTATGCCAAGAAGGCGTAACATTAGAACCTGTAGTAATATTTCCTGTGTTATTTACTATACCTGTAATAGTATTCAATGCTGTTGTAATATTACCACTACTAGAAGCACCTGATATATCAAACTCTAATATTCTTGTATGGTTAAGTGTTCCACTTGCGGCTCCACCATAACTGCTGACATCAAATGTAAAGTGTGTAGCATTTGCTCCTGTGATTACAGCATTACCATCTGCATCACCGCCTGTACTATTTTGTATGTAAACTCTGTTATAGTTATTTGCTGTTGTGGCATACTTTTGATTTGCATGTGCGTATGCTACTGTAATTGTGTTTCCAGACGCTGTAAAACTAGCACCTGTAACTTTTTCACTTGTTCTACTTGCTAGTATCTTTGTTAAACTTGTTAAGTCAGTAATATTTTGTGTACTGCTAGAAATTACTGCTGTATGCTTATGTTGTAAACCAATATAACCTGTACCTGTTGTTGCATTAACAACTATTAAGTCAGTAGGTATTTGTAAAAAAGATGGTATGCTTTGTCTATCATAAAAGTTAGTTAAGCCTGTATAACTTGGCTTTATATTAGCATCACTACTACTAGCACCATCTAATGTTCTAATTATTGCTGAGTTACCATAGTAAGTAACACCAATATCATCACTTGTTAATGGTATTGTTTTAAAGGTAATTGTATGATCATTTCCTAAACTAGTACCTGCTGAGAAAATGTAATCTTCTGTTGTAAGATCTCCTATAGATGCAGTATTATTTCCTGTAAGCCTAATACCATTTTTTACAACGGTCAAATCATCAGCATCAAAGGCCGCACCAGATTCAATACTTACAACATTACCAGCACCTACTGTACTTCTAAATACATCTCTTGAACTATCTGTAGTGCTAACATCACTACTACCAGTATATGTAAAACTTTTAGCAGTTCCGTCTAATCCATTTAAACTAGTATTATATCTTCTGTGAGGAACTGTGAAACTTATAATTTGATTGTTAGCAATACTATCTACAATTTGTCTAGCATTATCTGTATTTTCAAATATCAATACTTTATTGAAAGTAGAATTTAATTCATCACCACCTATAAATACTTGTCTGCTGTCAGTTGATAAACCAATTTCTCCAGAACGAAGTGGTTGAGGTAAGTCTTGTTTTAAACCTCTACGATTTTGTATCCTTGATACTACTACTGTATTGTTACTTGTTGCCATTAAATAAGTCTCCTATTACCTAGTATTTATCATTTTCTGGCCTTTAGGAATTTTTAGAATAATAATCTGCTAGTCTGTCTGACCATTTATCACAATATTTCTCAAATTCTTCTCCCTCTATAACAAAATCTTTAAAATTAGACTCCCTGTCCACCATTAATATTGCTACTTTTTTGATATCTGTGTTAAACATCTCATTATGTGCTAATGCGTATGCACAACCCTGCATAAAATAATCGTCAATCCATTCACGTTTTTTCATTTTTTTAGCAGTTTTAAAGTCTATAATGGCTTCATCTCCTTCGTACATTCCTATTCCGTCTGCCGTTCCGGCATATAGTCCCTCTGCAATAAGGCCTACTTCAACACCATAAAGTTCATTTACTTTTACTAATCCTTTGTCTATCATTTCATTTACCATGTTTTTAGCCATAACACTAATATGGTTATTGCCTTTTATTTCATAGTCTTCTTGTAGTATAAATTTTTCTAAAGCATTATGTACTTTGGTGCCTAACCCTGCAGACTCTGTACTTATGCGAGTTGCTTCTGCTTCTCCTACTCGCTTACGCCAGGCTATAAGAGCAGTCTTATCTCCTGTATCTCCAAGTATTGTTGTAACACTAGGCACAGGCTTTTCATCCTCACCTACATATTGTCTTCCTTTTTTAGTTTGTACTCGTCGTAGAGCAGGGTAATCGTATTTTGATACTAGCATATAATTTTTTAGTTTTTTAGTTAATACTATTTACCAGGAAATGTTCCAAGTAATAGTATTATTTGAACTAGTATTTGTTTTTATGGCAACTCCATAACCTAAGTCAGTGAAGTATTTTTTGACATAATTAATTTGATCTAGTTTTGTGGGGTCAGTAGTTGTGCCGTTCCATACATAATAGTACACATTACTGTTTGTCATTGTGGTACTAGATACAACATTTGCGTATAGTACACCAGAATCTATATTAGAAAAAACTTCAGATTCAATGGATCTTATTTCGCCATGAACTACAACATTATTTCTGCTATCTGCTCTTGCCTGTGTGGCATTTACAAATATGTTTTTACTTCCTGTATTGTAACTACTTGGCATTATAACTCCGATTTAATATCTTGCATAGCCTGATCACCAGCCATTGCACCAACATCTACTGATGGATCTTCTTCACCAGTGTCTATATCTGCACCAAGTTCGTCTTTAGGCACAATAACATCATCGTCTATACTGTTAGCAAATCCGCTAGTATTTACTGCAAGTTTTAATTGGTCCATAGATAAATCACTATAACCATTTGCATCTAAAATTTTAAGAAACTTTTCTGTTGATATCTTTTTGATGTCTCGAGACATAGCAACTGTTAAAATATCCTGGACTTTTGCTAACAGTCCTGCCGCAAAATCCTGATCTTTTTCTTGTACTGCTATAACCTCGT